ATCTTCGAAACATGGTTCCACATCATCTCCTAGTACTGTAATACCAGCAAATTCTGCGTACGTAATTCTATAGTATGTTTGATTGCCTCTTCTTTCAAATGTACCTTTCATCGTATTGGCATTTAATTCCATAGATAAATGTTTTTCATTTTTAAGAATTCCTTCGGCTTCCTCAAAACGTCCGTCCCAGATAACAACATCTACTTCTAGATATTCTCTAGTACCTTCTTCTTGAGTAACCCAACGAGGATGAGGATCTAATGGAACAAATCCAAAAGCACTTGGATTATCCTCGTGACCTTCAAAGTCACCGGTTTCATAATTAAAAGTTCCAATTACAGGTGTTCCTGGAATTGTAGATGCTAATTGCTCAGCAGTCTCACCTTCAATTATAGAACGGTTACGATTTATTCCTTTATAGAATATACGAGCCCTTCCCATTGAGAAAAGACTATTGATTTTTTTAGGCGTACCTAATAAATCAACTGAAAAGGTAGCATACTTATGTAATTCATTCATTGTAGCTCCCTCCTATAAACTCGCTTCCTTCGTTATAGTGGAATCTTTCTTCTCATTTTCATCCAATTCTGGACGGCCATTCTTTTTATCACTGGCATCTTGTGCTTCTTTAATGTCAGTTTTGGTTATATTGCCATTAAGTCTTGGGTCGGTTTTAGGACTCATGGTATGCGAACTTTGTAGGGGAATAAGTTTGCTATCCAAATCAAGAATGTCATTTTCAAACGTTGTAAGTGATTCTATATAACGTTGTTTAACTCCCAAAGCAACTTGTGGCACAATTTTGGAAAAACCATATTGCGCTCCTTCAAGATAACTTTTCATCATTTCCTCTCTATTCTTATAGGAGATGTCCAAAAATGAAAATACAAATTTGCTATTTTTTATGATTTTTTTCTTACAAACAGTTCCTAAATAAAAGTTCATCCAAACTGCTATTTGTTCACGTAATGTATGCATATATTTAATATCACGTTTTTGTGATTCTTGTAATGCACCAGCTGTTGATGAATTAAATAATTCTTTTGATACACCAGCATCATTATAATATTGATCATAGTAAGTTTCAAGGAACTCATAATTTTTAGTAGCATCACCAGTTTCGCCTAATGATAATACATCTATTTCTTTAGCCAATGTAGTAATAGCATCAACATTATTCTTTTTAGCAGCTACTGCTTTTAAGTTCTTATGGAACTCAGCAGCTAACTCTAAATCGATTTCTGGATTACCTTCTTTATCGATGTCAATTAGTTGAACTAATAATTTTGTTAAATTAGTTGCTATATAATCATCTTTAAGAGGTTCCAACATTTGAATACGTGCTATTTCTTTAATTAAAAACGCAAATGGTGGACGCCCATCACTTGTTGTAAAGGCTATACCATTTTCTACTGGAACAATAAACCATTGATTTACTGCCTTTCCGCTTTTAAATTCCTTATAAGCCGCACGTATAGCTTTAGGATATTGTTTTAATACTTCATCTACTGTTAATAAATTTCCCTTTGTCATTTCTGCCATAGCAGCATCAATGAAAGTTAAATCTACAGCAAAAATATTGATAGCAGGAGTTCCTGCCGTTCCAATAATCTTACAGTAATCAGTAGGAAGTTTAATTGTTTTATAATATGAAGCAGCACCTTTTCTATATTCTTCATTATAATAGAAAGTTTGTCCTTCAATCAATAAATCTAATAAAGCACTACTTGTAAAACGTTCAACTTCAATATCTTCATCTAATGTTCTTAAAGCAGCATTATAATCTTTCATTAATTTTTTCTTATTAGTCTTACCATCCATTATAGGTGATATAATATAAGAATTATAAAAGATATAAGCAAAATATTCAAGTAAACGTCTGTATAGTGGATGAGCAAAATATACACGAGAAAATTTACGCCATAATAACACATCTGTCATTGGTGCTTTTAAAACATCAATAGGTTTAATAGGCGCAAGCGTTCTGTGTCCTTTAGTTAATAAATGCCCTTGAGGAATTTCAATAGTACCATTTTTAACTTCAGTGCCCATTGCTTGAATAGACTTTCTAAATTCAATAAGTTGTTCTTTAGTATAAAACTTTAACTTGTCATCCATTGCTACGTACACCTCCTAATTTAAAAAATTAAATTGAGCTTTACTCCAATCTCGATTAGATTTCTTACGTTCTTCTTCTTCTACAAGATTTATATAATATAAACCATATACAAACGAAGAAACCAAGTCTTTTCGAGTATGGCTATTGATACGAGTTAACACAATAGTACTATTAGTATCCAAATTTGCCTTTAAATTTGATAGCTGATCTTGTAATTTAGTAGTTTGTACATAAGGAATCAGCTTTTCAGCCTGTTTAACAGGGTTTAATTTAAGCCAAGTTTTGTACCGACCAAAGTATCTTCGTGCTTGTCGCTCATTTAATAGTAAAGAAATACGTTTTAAACTTAAAATTATGTGCGCATTTGTGTAAATTTCGCTATTTAATGTACGATTTGCTTCAATTCCGAACAATTTTCGTATATTTCCACGTTTTTCTGTCGCAGAATACTTAGTTTTATTCAAAAAACCATATGGTTGATAATAAATGCCATTCAACTCTTGCTCATCAATCATATAATCAGCTAGTCCAGCACCATTACCATTAATATCCATTACAATCGCCTTGAAATCAAAATCCAAATCTAACTGCTTAAGCATTGCTGCTTGATCTCTAAAATGCGTGCCATTTAATAATTTTAAATTAACCAGATGTATCTTATATCTTTCTCCCTCTGTATATACCTTAAAAATCTCCGCTACAGTTTGGTCACCTTCAAAACGCGCAACGTCGACGGCACATACATAAAAACCATTAAAATCTTTTTCTCTCTTAAATTCTGGTCTAATTAAAGTTCTACATTTATCAATTTGTGAATATGAATAATAACTTTCTTCACTACCACCAGTCCACACAGAACAATATTCACGTAAAAACGATTCAAGTTTATATGAAGAATTACGCATTTTGTCACGCACCTTGTCTACTGACAACAAACCATGCATAACTGGAATACGATAATCTCCCCCAAAGCAGAAAGCCTTTCCTGGTTCTAATGCCATGCGCACTAGACACTCAAGCACACGATCGTGAGCATAAGTACCTTTATAACCAGCAGTAGTAATCATAATTTGCTGTGCATGTGGCTCTGTTGGATTTAACAATCCCGCCGCAGTTCTACGATCAACATTTAATAATGGGATAACAACTTCATTAACATTATCACCATCCATAAAAGCAAACTCTTCCAAATTACCTAAATGTCTACGTCCACCACGACCAGCGTTGCTTGTATTAACAACATCCATTTGACTATCATTGCGGAATTTCATTTCGGCATAATCAGAACCCACATTACCATATTTCTTTTTTGCTTTATCAACTTCACTAATCTTTAGCTCATTGACAAAAAACGGAAATAATCTAAATACTTCGTTCATTTTTTCTTCTACAATCATCGCTGCTTGTTTTTTAGTATCCGCACAAACAAAACCTTTCGCACCAGGTAAAACAATTCCTTTAATTACATTTAAAATAAAATCAAGGAATGATTTAGAATAAGCACGAGGAAAAGTTCCAGATACTTCTTGATATCTCATACCAACTCGTAAAAACACGCGTTGATAGAAGAATAATTTAAAATAAGAACCATGCGGAGTAATTAAATCTATTAAATAATCAGGATACAAAGTAAATATCCTAACCATATTCTCCATTTCTTCACGATGATCATCTACATATTGAGGCGTAACAACAATCTGTTCCATATCATTACGCTCCATAAAAGTACCATAATAACGATCCATTACTTCTTCAAGTGAATTATTTGTATTCATCGCCCACCTGCCTGAACATTTCTTCTAGTTCCTGTTCATTTAATGGATCTTCTATTTCTTGTTCTTCCTCAGATGCGTCGTATAGTCTTTCTATATCGTCATCTGTTATTTCTGTGCCACTTTCTTCTGACATCTTCGCAGTATCATACATATCATGTAATGTTTCACTACTATCAGAGAATAGACGGCGCACATATTGCTCCATATTAGCAATAGTTTTATCTACTACATCTCTATTTTCACTAATTTTATAATTTAATAAGAAACCAGTTTTTTCTAAATAAGCAACTAACTCTGATAAGCTTTCAATAGTATTCTCATCTGAGGTAGTCTGAGTACTAAT